AGAAGTATGGGTCAATGTAGACACGAATACGTCCGTTAAGAACACCAGCGAATGTGTTACCACTGTCGTCAACCTGTAGGTTGTTGTTGAGTGCTGGAGCGTAGTCAAGTACACCAGCCATCTGCATTGCAGAAGCAACATCAGACGAACAGATCATCACGTTACCCTTACCACGGCGAGTTGCTTTAGCAAGTTCGTTAGCATCACGCTCGATTTGGAACATAAGACCTTTGAACTTCTCAACTGACCAACGGCCGTTTGAGTCTGTGTCAAGATCGAAAGTACCAGAAGTGGTTGTGTTCACAGTTGCGCCTGGAACGGCTGAGTAGTTGATTGTACGAACAACTTCACGGTTGATCTCAGCGAGGATTTCAGCCGAAAGAATGTTTGACAACTCAGTTTCAGCGTCAAGACCGTGGATTGCTTTAAGGTCTTGAGCAAGTTCCATGGTGTATTCTGCTTTCAACGCACGGCTAACAGCAGTAACGGCAACTTTTTCGATTGAGAAAGCCATCTCGTTAAACTTGTTAGTGCTTGAGTCACCAAGTGCCTCAGCAAGTGCAGTTGACATACCAGTGTGTACGGTATAACCAGAACCAGATGCACGATCCGCTGGATCAGTACCGGCCTGAGTTGTACCCAACGCACCGTTAGCAACACCAAACTGGTGAGCAGTGTTACCAGAGGCAAGAGCAGAGAATGAAGTATTAGCTTCATTGAACATTGCTTCTGTGCCAGACTGTGTTGAGTAGCGTGAACGCATCGCAAAGATAAGACCAGTTGGACCAGTCATTGGCTGGACGCCAGCAATATCATAAGCGATAAGGTTCGGCATTGAGCGGCGAACAAGTGAGATAAGAACAGGATCGTAGATATCTACAGAACCAGCACTTGCAGTTGAAGAAGATGCGCCCATTGCGTTAACAGGAGCGGCTTCCCCAAGAAGTGTTGGAGCATTGTAACCACCAGTACCCTGAGCCTGCTCACGGGCAGAACGCTCTTGGTTTTCTAGAAGTGTTGCAGTAACGGCTCTCTTGTGTGCGTCCTTGATTGGCTCAAGGTCTGCGTGTTCAAGAACTGGCTGCCACTTCTTTTGAAGTTCATCAGATTGATACATTTTAGTTTCTCCTTTAGTAAACTATCAGCCTTTTATTACAATATTTATAAAAATTTACTTTTTGATGCTTCTTGAAATGGCTTGGGTGTAAGCAGCCATAGAGCCTGTCACTTCAGTAGCCTCTTCTTCGATTTCAAGAGGTTCTTCATCAGTCGCATCATTCTCAACAACTTCTTCCGCTGGGAAGTAGTTTTCTTTGATTGTCGCTAGTTTATCAGCATAGGTGTCTTCATCAAAGTCTACACCCTCTGCTAGTGACTTCATCTTTTCAACTTGTGAATCGGTTAGACCTTCGCACACGATAGAGAGTGCTTTGTCTTTCTTCATCTCGACAAGTTCTTTTTTGATTTCGATGTTGCGCTCAACTTCCTCGTTGACAGATGCTTCAAGTTCTTCAACTTTACCAGCAAGTTCGTCTACAAGGTCGACTTTCTCTTCTGGAATGTCGATGTAGTTTTCAGCAAACAAGTTGCGTAGACCATGCATGAAGTTCTCAACGATTTCTGCACGAATACCCTTTTCGATAGCAAGTTCGTTTTCTTTCATCCACTCTTCAGCGACATACTCAAGGTAGTCATCTAGTTTCGTGGTCAAGTCTTCTACCATTGTCTCTTTCTCTGCTTCAAGATCAGAAGCGAGATCAACATCAGCAGATTCTAGAACTTCGTTGACTTTTGAAAGAACAGCGGCTTCAAAGATAGTTGTTGCTTTATCTTTGAACTCTTCTGAAAGTTCTTCGTCACCGAATAGAGCCTGTACGTCAGCAGACACATCAACGTCTTCCTTAGTAACTTTCTTGCTCTCTCTAGCAGATACTTTCTTGCTTTCCTCGGCTGGTGCTTCTTCTTCGTCATCAGCGCCTGGATGCATTGCGGCCATCATTTTTCCATAAGATGCCATAAGGTCATCTTTTTTCATTTCTTTCATGGCGGCAGCCATTGCATTGATCATGCCAATTTTTGTCTTAGGCATTGCCGCTGATTCGTTTACCTCTTCAGCCTTGATCTCTTCTTCAGATGTCTTGGCTTCCTCAATGGTTTCTTCATCAGTAGCAATGTCCTCTACAACTTCCTGTGCATCAAGGATGGCTTCATCCTCTTGCATATCTAGTTCTTGATCGGACATTTGAGTCTCCTTTTCAGTAATTACTCATTTAACTTATATTTATAATATTACAACTTTGAGAGGAAAGATTCAAAAACTTTGAGTTTAACGCTCTCTAGTTCAGACTTGGAAGCCTTCTTGATTTTTGTTTCATAATCAGCGATAGTGGCTTCTCTGATTACTCCATTCTCCCAAACCCATTCTTTGCTTTCCATGATACCATTTACAAATGCATCTGGTGCAGATGGGTCTGCAACAATGTCAGCGGCAGTAGCAAGATAGAAATCTTTTTGCACTTCTTGTGCGCCAGACTTACCAGCCTTGAGACTGCCCATACCACGACTTGATACTCCAAGTTGTGCGCCTTCGTCCATAAGCGACTTGACGATTGCTCCATATGGTGTCTCTGTCATAATCTTCGCTTTACCCATGAAGTTTGAACCATCTTGTTTTAGTTCAGTAATCATGTGTGAAACTCGCTCAAGGTTGATTGTTGGACCTTGAGGATGACCTAGTTCACCATACGCTCTTTTCTTTTCAACATATTCTTTGTTATATCTAGCAACCTCTTTTGCAAGAGTTTCTGCTGGATATACACGACCGTTACGATTCTTGATATCACCTTGCATAAAGACACCTTCGATGAAGTAAGATTTCTTACCACTCTCGTCTTTTGCTTCTGTGATATAGTTAATGTCTTCGTTGACTTCGCAAATAAGTTTTAGGCTCATGTTGCAATCTCCGCTACTTTGGTTCCAAATACACCACTATTCGCAGTGATTGTATCTTGAGGACGCTTACGGATAGTTACAACCTCGTTAGCGTTCAAACGAATAGATACTTGACCGCCTGGATAGTTACCATGTTGTCCGTTTTCTTGTGGATCAGCAGTATTTGCTATTACAATAGTTCTAGCAGTACCATCGTTAGTGATACGAACAGCGGTAGCATTATATACATTATTTGCAGAAGTTGTAAAAGCAACTGTATTTGCCAGAACTTTAATAGCCATTACTTACCTCCCATTGCGACATCCATCATTTTCATAAATGAGTTTGGGTCTTTCTCTACAGCATCAGCAAACTTTTTCTTTGTTGCATCATTCTTGATACGCTTATCGTATGCATTTACCATAGCCGCCGCAGTTGCCATGTCGATACGCATTGTCTTACCGTTTGCAAACTTGACTTTCTGCATCTGCTTATCTTTGACGATTTTTCTGAGTGTGTCCATTACACCTTCTTCAAGTTCTTCTTCATCATCTTCGTCTTCGTCTTCTTCGTCCTCATCATCTTCGTCTTCGTCTTCAGGCTCTTCTTCTTCTTTAGTCTGCTTTGCTTCTTTGATAGGATTTACAGGTGTCATATCACCCTGTTTCTTATCAGCAGAACGCTTTGAGTCACCACCGCCTGCAGGCTCTTTTACAGATGTGCCTGCGGCTACAACTTGTTTCTCACCAGCATCAGAACCTTTTGGTGATGTTGGTTGTGTAGAACCATTGTGAACAGAAGGATCGGCAGTTGGATGCGGCTCAGTTTCAGTTGTATGAGCATCAGCAAAATCTTGCTCACCTTTTGAGCGATACTTTGCTTTCTTTCTTTCATCGTCATCCTTCTTAACAGGCGTCAAATCAGCGGCGCTTGCTTCGAGGAAAGTTTTAAACTTCTGAATCTTGGACATCGGTTTCCCCTTGGTCTGTATCTTGTGCAGACATAAATTGAGATGACACTTCAACTCTCTTTAGTTCAATAGCATCAGCGACTTTATCAGCCATAATACTGTTGATAGCATCTTTAAACTTTGCAGTGTTGCCATCAAAAGCAAACTCTACTGCATCTCTTGTTGTGTAGTCTGACATATTAAAATCTCCTATGATCTATTTATAAAACAAAACAACTAGATTACATAAATTCATCTTCGCCGCCTTCAGCACCACCTTCGTCTTCAATCTCTTGCTGAATTTGCTCAATATCTTCTTCAGATTGTCTAAGAACATTCTTTTGAATCCATGAAACAGAGAAGTATTTACCTGTATATTGATCAACATCAGCAAGTAGACGCAATCTATTCTCAAGTATTTCACTATCTTTCAGTTCAGCAAAGTGATTATCTTCCATAAAGTCATAATGAATATCATCTTGCATTTCTTTCCACTCTTGTGCTGTAATCACACCTTTGAGTAGAAGTTGTCTCTCAAGTAGAATATGAAATATTTCTGAGAAGCGAGTTCTCAAACGGTTTACAAAACGAGAGAACTTTAGTTCATCTCTTGTAATCTCTGATGCACGACCGAGATTGAAAGCACCATCTGCTTGTAGTCTTGTGGTAGGAACATTCAATGCTTCATAGAGTTTATTCTTGAAGTAGTTGACATCTTCCATCTCACCTAGATTTTGACCGCCTGGAAGTGTAGTGATTTCTGTTCCTCTACCACCTTCTCTACGAGGCAACCAATAATCTTCAAGCATTGTAAGAAACTTTCTGTCATCTCTTACTTCACCTGTATTTGCATCATATACAAGTTTGTTCTTGTGCTTGACCATCATGTCACGCAAGTATTGTTCCGCTTTCGCTTTAGGTAAGTTACCCACATCAATGTAAAAGATTCTACGCTCAGGCGCACGGGCCAAGCGATAGATAACTGTCGCATCTTCTAGCATACGCAACTGATTAAGAGGTTTCAGTGCTTTATGAAGGTACGATAAAACTGTGTAGTTACGATTGTCTAGCAATCCACTGTGACAATAAGCGATTGAATCTGGAGCGATCTTTAGACCCTCTCCTTCTGATGTAATGCCCTTAGACTGATATACAAAGAACTCATCATACTTCTTGACAAGAGTTTCTTCATTTAGTCTACGATTTGGATCACGCTTCTCTTTACGAACTTTTTTGATTTTGCGAGGATCAATATGTCTTAGTTCTTTAATACCTAATCTTGGATTCTTTACGTCAATGACGATATGATAGTATATTCTACCATCAACATACCAGTGACGAAAGATATCATATCCTCTGTAGTTGAACTTCATCAACTTGAGAATATATTCAAACTCTTCACGAATTTTCTTTTTGATTGATTCTGGTTGTT